GAACAGTTCACGGTCTATGAGTGCCGGGCAGTAATTTTCGTTCGTGCGGAATACACCGATGTATTTGGTGTTGGTCAGCATATTTTTGAGACTGGCAGCAGTCCGCACAAGGCTGAACTCACTTTCCATGTACCGGAGCGTCATGCTTAAGTTTCCGGTCTTCCGGTAATACTGGAAGATAGCAACAGCGATCGAAGCATCAAAGTCCGGCACAAGGTGTTTGTTCTCGATCCGGTATCCAAGGGGAGTGTTTCCGGACAGCACCTCTCCGTTGTCGACCTTATCATCAAACACGCTGAGAATACGATCAGAGTCGTTCTGGGCTTCCAGTTCCGCCCATATCATGGAATTGTTGACGAAAGCACGGCCGTGTGGTGTGGAGGTATTAAAATAGGGCTGTTCAATAGCAGTCCAGGACACACCATGGTTGTCAAGAATATCCTGAGTGTTCAGGTAATGCCGGAGATTCCGGAACCAGCGGTCAAGTCTGGTGAAAATAATCAGGTCGATCTTGCCCGCACGGACATCATCCATGAGTCTCTGGAAGTCGTCACGCTTTACCTTCTGACCGGAGATACCGTCATCAATATAGGTATCAACGAGGATCATATTGTCGTGACTCTCTATGTATCGTTGTCCCGTTGCCAGCTGATCACGCATGGAATCGCCCTCTTTGACCTGCCGGTCCGTAGAGACACGGATATAAATTGCCACACGGAGCAGGACTTTTTCAACGGGAGCAGTTGTTTTTCTTCTCATTCTATCAACTCCTATTCAAAAAAAGGTATAAAAAATAAAACCTATACAGAAGCACGGTTTTATGATAGAATGAAGTACGTGGGCTTCATTTTATCGCCGTGCGCGTGCGGAGGTAGATGTTTCCAATTAAGGCGATCCGTGTTGCAGCACGGGTCGTCTTTTCATTTATAGCTACATAAAGGTCTTAAAAACCAATACCATGAATGCGATTATCCCAACAAGAACAGCAATCCAAAAAAGAAGAGAGATCACCGCAAACAGGAGCTTGAAGAATGAAACGATAACAGCGAATATGCTGACATCGTCGTTTCTTCTGCTGTATTCCAGATTGTCATCGAAAGAGACAAGATCTTTTGCACTGACGGTGGTCTTGTCATACACAGCGTTGTATGCAGCCTTTTTCGGATCATTGATGACTCCCATTCCCTTTTTCCCATAAAGAGGATTGACTGCCTTTTTGACCTGACGGTTGATTTTTCCTGTGGTCCGTGCGCTGATACTTTTCTTGATACTTGGTTTTCTTACACCGTATTTCATACTACACCTCGGTTTCTTACATCGAAACATTAGTTACTGTAAAGAATACACCTTGTAAACTTCCTCTGAGGAGGGATGCAAAGTGAAGATTCTGGTATGGGAAGTCCGTACTTCCAAAGGGTTCACTCTGATGGAGCTGTCGAAGAGATCCGGAATCGGAAAATCTACGATAAACAACATCGAGAATGGGAAGGTGTCACCGACCTTGTTCCAGTTGGAAATGTTAGCCAGGGCGATGGGAGTGAACATCACCGATCTGTTTGATTCTGAGTATAAATAATTGTATCATATGGCAATGGTGCGTTGACAGGCTGCGGAGAGATTTCCACGATTATGGAAATATATGCCTGTGTTTTCGCATCCAAAAGAACCTATGGTACAATGGAATCAGAAAGGTGGTGTTGCCTCTTGAATTACACGAAAGCTATCATGGAACTCGTCGGAAAGATACATAGTGAAAGGGTCCTCAAGAGGATATACAAATTCGTTTTGTATCTATACACCCATGAGACTGACGGCTGAAAAGGCTGTCAGTCTTTTTCTTTGTTCTGGTTGTTCTGCGAGAACTCGATTGCCTTTTTCATCAGCCGGTCGAGTGCAGCGATATCGTCATCACTCAGCTCCAGCATAAATTTGAAAAAGTTCTTTCGGGATTCATCCTCACCCGCCATGATCCGGTCTATGCGTTCAATGAAATCATCGTCAGTCTCGACGAACATTTCCCCCTCACCAGTAGTCAACCATATATAGTCGGTTTCAATTTGGCTAATAGCATTTTTTTTCAATCCCAGTCTTTCGCCAAATTTCTCAAGTGTGAGTCCGAGAGCCTTGCGAACTTCTTTTACACGTTCGCCCTGCGTCATTTGGTTCACCTCCTCCTGTTTTTCTCAAGCATAACACCGGAAGAAATAAAAATCAACAAAAAAAGTTCATTAAAGATACAAAAATATATTGACAACATATCTTTAATGAACTATGATGTTCATGTAAGATACAAACAGAAAGCAGGAAAGACCGGATACAGCGACAGGGCGGTTCACAAGTAACATGGTAGTTTGCTGATAAGCGTATCAGACAGAGTGAATGCAGAATAAGCATAATCCGGCAAAGCAGTCGAAGAAAGCAGGAACGGCAGGACAAGAAAGCACAGTGTTTCATACTACTGGCAGAAAATGAACAGGTTGAACCGATCAACACTTTACTCCTATCCCAAGAAGCCGTTAAGCGGAAGAATCGACCGCGCGAGATGACTCAGCACTGTTTGTTCTTTAGAAAAGCAGGAGGTGAAGCAGATGATTTGTGTACCAGCAGAATTTCAGGTCGATGATGCGAGCATCATTGCACAGATGCAGCGAGTAACAGAAGCAATGGGGAAACTGGATAATGAAATGTGGAAGTTACGCACCATGATCAACACGACGAAAGTCAAGGAAAAAGGGGAAAACGGTGAGCAAAATGATGAATAAAGAACTGGCAGAGAAAAGAATCAAGGAGCAACAGACATCCATCAAGATGAAAATCATCAAATGGATGCCTGCAATTTGCTCAACACTGGCGATTATTCTGTCAATTATCAGTTTAATCCTAAAATTATGCTGATGATTGAAAGGATGAGAGCGAGAACGGAAATGACACAGTTGAAATAATTAAACCGGTTTTCATGATGTTCTTTTTTGACTTGCTCTTTCTCAGCAGCAGCGACAACACGATCGCTATATTCAAGTGCAAACTTTTGATAATCGTCCATGATTTCACCTCCTGTCTTTGTGAGTTGGTTGCACATTTATTATAGGGCAGGAGGGGGAGCAGGGCAAGAAATAGCAGGAGGGAAAACAGGATGACTAATGCAGACCGAATCAGGCAGATGACGGATGAAGAGCTGGCGTTCATTATTATGTGTCCATATGATACGACCGGAAAACCATCGGAGATTATGCCATGCGTAAAGGATGGTAATATTCAGGAGCTTGTACCACCACAGTTTTGTTATGAATGTACGACAAAGTGGTTACAGGCGGAAGCAGAGGAGCAGGAAAAGAAACAACAGGAGGGAAAGCAATAATGAATCAAGAATTTATGATAACGGTTCGGATGGCAGGGGCAACCCTCTCCGTTGAGCAGATCTCAGATCTGGCAGCGGAAGCGCATGAAAAATTCGGAATTGATAGGGCTGGATTTAAGCTGCTGTTGCTGAGTGCTAAAGAGGATTTCGTAGACTGGATCTATAAACAGGCAAGCGGAAAGTTACAGAAAGATTTGCGGTCTGAATATATAAAAAACGCGAGAAACCTCTACGGGGAGCTGTTAAGCGGTGACAGAGCAGTTCATGAGTGGCTTGAGGAATTTGAAAAGAACATGAATAAGCATGAAACAGATAACCATTGAGGAATACATACGGAGCAGGAGAAGCGCATTAACAGGCTGTCATGAATGTATTTGTAAAAAATGTCTGTACTGGTGGTCTGGAAGATGTTCAAAGGGCGGTTGTTATGATGACTTTCGCGCAAAAGATGACCCATACGACAAAGCACATCCACATCCGGGACTGCAACCGAGGAAACTATGGTCGAATTGGAACAAACCGGGAGAACAGGCGCACTGGTGCCGAGGTGGCATATTTTATCCGGCAAATTATTGCGAGTCCTTTGTCAAGTATGAAGGGACAACGGTCGAGGAATGTGTCAGAGCAGCGATAGAGGTATTCCAGGACGGACATATACGATGCAGCATCAAGGATCACATTGGCTGCGAAGCCTGCACCGCAGATGAGAAAATTGAAAACATCTATAACTGCCAGCATATGACAGATTCTGGTTGTAATAAGCTGATCGAGGCAAAGAACCGGATGCTGGATGCGATAGCATCAGGGGAGCAGATAGAACCTTGCAGTGAGCAGTGCTGCATGGGGTGTCATAGGAATTGCAAATATAGATGTGGAGTGAAGTAGTAAAAGCCGAAACGGGACAGCAGTCCCGTCAGCGTCAAGATGGCAACCGACGCTCTGATGATGGCAAGCCGAGAGCCGGAGTCAGCGATACCGTGGGAAATATGGCAGCGGTCGCACCAGCTAGAGAGTGCGTGGATGGTCAACAGGTTTTCGATGGTTTTTAAGGAGAAAAGCATCAACACGGTAGACACAGCCGGGAAGCGGGTGGACGGGATGCCAAGACCGAGGGAACCGCCAACAGGAGGAAATAAGATCATTGAGAGGAGGCACTGGATCATGACGAGAGAAGATAAAAAGACAGCAATCGAGACCATGGCAGAGAATTTCATGAGCATTTCAGATTTTGAAGTGAAATCAATGACGATCATGGTCATGTCTGCATATGCAGAGGGCAAAGCAGCAGGGAAGCTGGAAGAGCGTCACAAGTGGGAGCAGAAAGAGGCGGTTGCAGCGACCGCCTGATCTGCCGGATCAGACATGAAAGCAACAGGCGAAAGCCGTACCGATACAGGGAGGTGCAGCAGGTGAGCGAACAGAACATCAGGAAATTTTTTGAAACATTGGCGAGGATCATATCAGACCGGGAGCAGGTGAAAGTCACCGTAAGCGTCTCAAAGAAAGAAGAAGCAGCATAAAGGGGCAGCAGAAAGCGCAAAAAAAGGAGACCGTTGCAGCGGTCTCCAATTTAGCAGCCTGACAGTGTCAGAGCCAAAAAACACTATCGTTAGTATAGCAAATCTGACACAGGATTGCAAGAGTGAAAAGGCGGAGAAAACCTTGCAATTCAGAGGGGTTGAGACCCTTTTAACGACCTTGTGATGGATAGTAACAAGTCGTTGAAAAAGAGATATAAGGGGAGCAGGAGGAACGGTGTCAGAATGGCAAGGAGAAAGAACGGGATGAAGTTTATCCCATATGACTATGAGGCAGCGTACAACAAAAGTCTTGAGGATATGCATGAGTTCTTTGTGGAGCAGTTGTTCCGGCAGGGGCGCAAGGCAGTATATGCACTCAAGGAGATAAAAGCAGGAGATCAGTTCGAGGTTGAGATATATCCGCAGTTCAAGAAGCTGGAGGATGCACCGCCGGAGGGACGGAGTATCAAAAAAGACAATGATAAGGCGCAGAGGAATCTGAACGATAAGAACGCAAGGAAGTATGTGGAGCGTCTGATCAATGAGAATTTTACAGACCGGGACCTGTGGCTGACATTGACCTATGACCAGGAACATTTACCACCGGACGGGGACATCGACGCAGCGATCAAGAACGTGCAGCGGTTTATCCGCCGGGTGAACTACCAGAGAAAGAAAAGAGGTCTCCAGAACGCAAAGTATGTCTATGTGACGGCATACAGCCAGACGGATGAGATCCGGTGGCATCATCATATTGTCATGGACGGCGAGCTGGACATGGATGTGGTTGAGAAGTGCTGGAACCAGAGCAGCAGGAACGAGATCCGGAGACTGCAAAAGGATGAGAACGGTCTGACCGGAATGGCAAAGTATATTGTCGAGGAAAAGAACCGGGTGAGATCAGAGAAGAGGTGGAACTCATCACAGGGCTTGCGAGATCCGGATATCAAAGTAGTGCATTCCAAGCGACCGGCAGCGACCGGCGGAGGATACAGGAAGATCGCAGCATATGTTGAGACCATGAAGAGAGGACATGAGCAGGTGCGGGACCAGATGCTGAAATGGTATCCGGATCTGGATTTCACGGAGGCGGGCATCTATTACAACGATTTCAACGGGATGTTCTATATCCGGGCAAGAATGCGGAAGCGAGTCAGCAGGAAAGAGGTGAAGAGAGAATGAACATGAAATATGCAATGAGAAGTGAGGACACGGAGCAGATCAGTGTTGTGTCCTGGGCGAACTGGAACGTAGACCGTTATCCAGAGTTGAAGTGGCTGCACCATGTGCCAAATGGCGGGAGCAGGAACAAGCAGGAGGCAGTGAAGCTCAAACAGATGGGTGTGAAAGCAGGTGTGTCTGATCTGTGCCTCCCGTATCCGAAAGGTGTGAACTGCGGACTGTACATCGAGATGAAGTTCGGTGATAACAGGCAGGAGAAAACGCAGAAAGAGTTCCTGGTAGACATGGCAGCAGCCGGGCATTTTGTAGCGACCTGCTACTCGGCGGAGGAAGCAATCAAAGTCATTGAGGAATACCTTAAATTGATTGACGGAAATGAAATAAGAGCGATGTTCGTCCAGGGCGAAAATAAAGCAATGATGTCATTTCCGAATAACAGCATCCTCAAGAACGGTGTGATCAAAGAGAGTAAGCCGGGAAAGAAGCGGGGAGGTGCAGCGAGGTGACGGTCAAGAATATCATGACACTGCTTGAAAGCCCGGATCGGGTGCGGATCATCAAGGACGGCAGGGAAATATATAACCGGTGTTTTGCGAATATGAAGGTGGATGAGGAAATCATTGAGCAGATAGGGGATGCAGAAGTCAAAAGATTCCGTGCTATTCCGGAGATCACACACCGGAGGTATAAGGAGCTGGGACTCATTGCACCGATCAAGCCGGAGGATACACCGGACTATTTGTTTCGTGATTTGCGGATGTGCCTGTATTACACAATCACAATATAGCTCATAGTGGGAGCAGGACAGGGAAGAACAGGAGGAACAGGAAAATGAAAATTATTGCAGTAATGTCACCGAAAGGTGGAATCGGCAAGACAACGACATCGGATGCGATCGCCTACATGCTGGGCGAGGAAGAGGGCAAAAGGGTCCTTATCCTTGACGGAGATCCGCAGGGGGACACATCCAAGACATTCGGCGCATATGAGCCGGAGGGAACAGGCATGAGCGAGCTTCTGGAGCGTCACGTAAGTGTAGGAGGCTCATATCTGACAGCGGATCTGATAAGACCGACAACGTACAGCCATATTGACATCATTCCGGCGAACGGGTATCTGATGCAGACGGACATGAACCTGCTGCTCAGACAGGAAGCGAACCAGGTCACGAGACTGCGGGATGCGCTGGAGGAAGTATCTGACGCATACGATTACTGCATATGTGACTGTGGTCGTCTGCTTGACATGGTGGTCATCAACATCCTGCTGGCTGCGGATCTCGTCATTGCACCGGT